AAACGTGTTCGTGCTGATGTCGTTCGCGGACGGTGCGGCGATGTCCAGTTGCGCGAGGCACAGCTTCACGCGGTCCGAACTCGGGTAGACCGTAATGGTCGGGGTCGCCGACAAAACGCCCGTGCTCGCCGTGGTATCTGCCCCCAGCAACTCAATCGTCGTTGCGGTAACCGCGCCGACTACAAACGTCTTGTTGTCCAGCTCGGGGAATCCGACCGTGTTGACGTGGGCGACGTCACCCGTAACAACGCCGGTACTTGCGGCGACGGTAACCTCGGGCGGGTTGGCGAGGCTGATTGCGGTCGGGACCAGTTCGACGGGTACTGCGTCGGCCGTATACAGCCAGACGTCAAGCCCTTTTGTGCTGACTGCCATGATGTTCTCCTTCGTGATATGACGGCGGATTATTGATTACCGGGAGGCACCGCCACGCCCCACGGGAAAACCTTCAGCCCTTCGCGCGGTAGTTCACCGACGTGGAGAGCACATACCATGCGTCCTCAAGAAAATCCTCGGGCGTTCCATAGCTCATTAATTCCAGGTTACCAGTCGGGTCGACATTTCCCATGAGGGCCAGCGTCACCGCCTCGGCTTGCAGCACCGCTGAATCGTCACCGACACCGGGCCGGAAAAAGCAAACGAGATTGAACGTACCCAGCTCGGCATACTCTTCGCAAAACGTCAGGCGCTCACGGCCTGCAAAAGTCCAGTCGACAGACACCCATGCGTCATAGGTCGGCGCGGCCTCGATGGACACCGTATCGACGAACGGCATCGGCATGGCTTGCAGCCATCCTTTCACCGTGGAGCGCACATATCCGCTAGCCATGCTGTGCAGCCTCCAGCGTCTTGTAATCCACGACCGTCCGACCGTTGAAGCGGCGATACACCGTGCCACCAATGCGCGGGCAGAACAGGCGCACGATTCGTTCGTCGCCACGGTCCCAGGCACAATGCGAAGTTTTCAGCCACGGCGCGCGCACGTCATTTGCCCTTTGCGTAGCAGATGTAATAGGAGACACCGCCCCCCCTTTCATGCTCGGCGTGCACCGCGTCCAGGGTGTAGCGCTCCCCGTTGGCGCGTTCAATCACATCAAAGCGCTCCGGAATCACCCCCACGAAATCGGCAGCAGCCATCTGAACGGATCGCCCGTTGATGCCATAGGCGTTGATTATCATTTCAGGCGCGCGCGATAGGTCTTGAACGATGGCGTGCGAAATCGCAATCACCGTGTGGGGCGCCTTCACTTGCGTGAACGTGACCGGCTCACCGATGCGCAGCGCCAGAAAATGAAACTCCTGCGGCCTCAGCATGACTGCCGCCTGTACAGGTTGAGCATGTAGGCGACGGATGTCGGCAGCCCCGAACCGGCATCAATGTCCATGCCCCCGGCAGACAGATCGAACTCGACGCGGGCGCCGTTGCTGCTGATCGCCTTGACTGGACCATCGCCCCCGCTCGGCTCAGTTGCGGAAAGGTCGCGCCAAACCGAATCGAACACCGACAGCATCGCAAGCATGATCGGGCCGTCGACGTCCGGCAGGGCGTCATACAAAACGGTCAGCTCGTGCGAAATGACGAAGCCATCCATGTGCACAAGGCCGTACGGTTTCTCGACGTGGTAGTCGACCACCTGCGTTCCGACGTCACCGAGAAACTCGGTGATCGCAATTACCGGGTAGGCCTTGAGGGAAAGCACCTTGCGCGCGACGTGCGTGAACACTTCCTCATAAGCACCGGGCACTAGCCAGCGGTCCAGATAGGTTTCGACCCAGCTTGTAACCATCGCCCAGGCGGCGGTTAGTTCGGCGTCTTTGGTCGTGTCCCCAGGTGGCAAGCCGATACGTGCCCGCAATAGGGCGAGCGTTGCAGCAGTCGGCCAGGGTCCAGAAGGCGTGACAAGGCTCATGGTGTGCCCCCGTCCTGCTTTGGCTTGCTATCGTTGCGGCAGAAAATCAGGCAGACAGGATGCCCGCTCGGTGCAACGAGGGTCGCGCCACTCGTGACCAGAACAAACGTGCAGGCACTGGCGGCAACAATCAGGGAGAGCAAGAGAAAGGCGCGCATCATTTCGCACCCCCATAGCGTCGCGTCTTAGGCGTAACCTCGCCCTGCGCCTTCAGTTCCTCGAACCTGCGCTCAACGTGTGCGGCTATCAGATCATCAAGGCCGGACAAATTGGCGTCGAGCACTTGCCCATTGTCGAAGGCGAAGGCGAAACCCTTGGCAGTGGCTTCAATCGCCACCACACGCGGCGCGTCTGTCCCGTTGGCACCGTTGATGCCGTCGCGACCTTTGTCGCCTTGTGGGCCTGTTTTGCCGCGTTGTACCCACATGCGGGCGCGCTCGCCGTCAAAGTAGAAAAGCGAACCGCCGTCGATGTACAGATCACCGGATTTCAGTGAGGCATCATCCTCCGGCCTGATACCGACAAACCTGAAGCCCTGCGTGCCGATCCGCTCCCAATGGTCAGACGCGCCCGGTGTATCGGCGGTGTCTTTCTGCGCCATGAAGTATTGCCCGCAAAACGCAGTAACGACTTCGCCAGCGCGATGCACGTCGCCTGCTTTCCAGGTCTTCGCATGAATGCCAGCGCCATCGGGGCCACGTTCGCCCACCTCGCCCGGTTCGCCGGGGGCACCTCTCGTCAGCAATACAAAGTCGGGATCGGCCTTCAGGAAGTGGGCAACATCCGCAATCGGAACAATGGGCGTGACTGACTTCAAAAAGTCGGCACTCGCCGCCAGCCTGACTGCGACCTCATGCGCGTCTGCGTCCTTGCCATCCTTGCCGGGGATTGCCTGAATCAGATCAACCCGTGTTTCGATTGCGACGATGGCGTCGACTACCGGCTCTAGGCAGGCGGCAAGGGCCTTTTGTAGATCGTCGTTCACGCGAGCCCCCGTTTCAGATTCAGTAGAGACAGGCAGAAGGCCTTTGCGGCATCGGTGTCGACCGGCTCGGGTTCGTCTGGCTCATTTGGCGGGACGGGCGTCGGCGCGGGTGGCGGGGCAAGCTTTGCATTGATGGCCGATTCATGAAGCGTACGCAGCAGGTCGACCGGGATTTGCTGTTGTTGCATGGTCGGCATTTTTCCGTAGCCGCCCGGAATAGCGGGCAGGCCGAACAGAGACCGCGCGTCGTCAATCGCCAAGATGCCGCCCGTCGTTAGCGTGTTAATCCGCGTGGCTTCCGCTTGCCCATCCATGCGCGACAGGGCATTGGTATCGAACTCGACGAATTCGTTTTCGGGCAGGTCGAAGAGGCGCGCGACGGATTGCTCACACAGGGTAATCAAGGCATTCAAGCCCGTAGCGAGCCAGATGTTTATGAGGCTTTCCGCGTTGGCGGCGGTTTCCTGAATGCCCAATAATGCCTTTGGAATACGAAAGGCGCGGGCGATGTCCTCGACAGTCATGTTGAAGGTTTCCACGAGCAGCGCGTCACCCTCGACTACACCCAGCTTGAGCGGCTTCAAGCCACTGCCCATGATCGGGGTTCCACCCGACTTAATCATTTGCGTCTGTTCGTCCCAGGCTTTGCGGAGTTGCCGCATCTGGTCTGCCGTCAAAGGCTGATCTGTGGCGAGGGCATAGGACGGCGTGGCGCGGTTTTCAAGGAACGTTTGCAGGAAGGCCGACAGCGTGCTGTTTGTTGCCATGCTGAAGGCGCAATGCGACAGGGGCGAGAGACCGACAAGGGGTTCTGACGCGCGGGCGTTCACGCGCAAATGAATGATGTCTCGAGCCGGTATCAGGTATTGCGGCGTGACGTCGGCGCCGACCGGGTTCGCGGTCAGGCCATAGAAAATTGCCTTTGTCTCAGGATCGGCGTGCACCGAAAAGTGGGCGGCCCAATGTGCCGACACGATCACCCCGTTTCTGCGAATCGCATAGCCCACAGCGTTGCCACGCTCAAGCAAGGTGCGCACACCAGCGGCCCAGAACTCGGCGCCCGTTTGATAATCGTTCGGCTTGTCCAGCCAATGGGCGAGGGGCGAATTGGTCACTTTGACGGCGCCCCCGTTTTTCTGGCGGCGATGCGAGACCGGCATTGTGGACAGGCCGTCTGCGGTCAGACTGATGGACGCGAAGGCAGCAGCACAGGCACCCCCTCGAGCGGTTTGCAGATTACGCTGCCACCCGGTGCCGTCGTTGTCTGATAGGCGATACCAGCCCCCCAGTTCGCCTACGCCCGAAGCAGGACGGACGGAACCCTCGCCGAAGCCGAACCAGGATTTAACGCGCGAGAATGACAGGCGTGCCATCAGGTCCGAACCTTACGGGGCCTGCCGGGTTTTGCCGGTGTCATCACGCGTGTTTCGTAGGTCGGCTCGGCGGCATCCGGGATCACTTCCCGAAGCAGGCGGGAGTTGACCGGGATAGCTTCACCACGGGCCACCATGCGCGCGGCAACCTCATCCGTTACGGCGACAAGGCGTCGTCCGAACTGTGTGCGGCGAATGATGGCTTTGTGCATGGTCAGGCTGCGGTGATGCTGTTGGACAACACGGAAATGTTGCCGCCGTCATTGGTGGCGGTTTCACGAACGCGCAAAGACTTGCCAGCATCGCCTGCCTGAATGACGTAGGTGAGACCAGTGGCGCCTGCGATGTCGACGGCGTTCGCCTGCCAATGGCGCGTAAGCACGGGCGAGCCGGAATAGACGCCCGGCGTGCACGTCAGCGTGTCGCCTGCGGCGGTTGTGCCCGAAATGCTCGGGGCCGTGGTAACGGTAGGCGGGAAGATCACACCGATTGCTGTGAACAGATACGAATTGACCTTTTTCAAACCAGCAGTCGCGGCCCAGGTTATGCGGCGCAATCTGCGCCCAAATCCGGTTTTGAAATAGACTTCTGATGGCATAGCGGGGCATCCTTTCCAGACAGGAACCGGGCGACGTATGCCACCCGGTTTTCGGTTGCAACCCTTACCAAGTGATGCCAGTGATATAAACCACACCACCCGGCTGCACGAGGCCCCAGGTCGCCGGAGTAATGGACTTCACGCCAATGCTATGCGTTTGCCAGAGACTACGGGAGGTCGCACCCACCGCAGCAGCACCCACACTGCCACCGGCAAAGATGCCGCCGTTTTGTGGCACGTCGCCTGCGATGCCGACTGCACCCACGTTCGGGTTGCCCGCGGCGGTTGCCATCGTTGGGGCCACGGCGTCGGCATTCACTTCAACCACGGTCGCCACGTCGGAGACGTCGAAGGTTGACGGGTCAAACGCGGTGGCGATGGTCTCAGCATCAACGACGATGGCAGTACCCTGCGGCACGTTCAGCGAGGTGATTAACTCGAAGCCCAGCAGGTTGCCCGACTCGACTACGCCAGCGAAAGGCAATTCGCCCAATGCGTTCTGCATGAAGCCAATCGACATTGCGTCGATAGCATTGATGATGAGTACCGGGCGTGTGCCCAGACCAGCACCGGCCAGCGCAGCGCCTGCGGCTTTCAAGTCGGCAATAACCGCATCGATGCCACCGCCAGCAGTACCGGCAATCGGCACCACACCGAAGCCGATACCAGCAGGACGGATGCCCGCAGCAGCAGGCAGGGCCGACAGAAACACGGCGTCAAGATCAACGCTGGTGTCGTCCAGGATCGCTTTGCGGATCACCGCCTCGATGGATGGCGTCGAGCGGCGGGCCAGCTCTTTCGAGAATGTGGATATCACACCCATCTTGTACTGATAGAGGGTCTCGGCACCGACCGACATTCTGCCAACCGGAATTGATCCTCCCTCCCCGACGAAGGCGCCCGACATGTTGTCGCCACGCGCGCCACGGGGATTGCGGCGCGGGATCGTCACAGTGTTCAAGCCGTCGAAGTTCAATTGCAGGCCCTTTGCAGCCAGGGCGGCGGCGACCGAAGTCGGCGTCAGCAGGTCGATAAAGCCTTGTACGGAATCCTGCACCAACTCGGCAGCCCAGCCGGGGGTGAACGTCGTTGCCAGCGGCACGGCTGATTTGCTGACAAGCACGGCCTCAAGGGCGGCGTTCTTGGCATAGCGTTCGGCCAGCACTTGCGCAGGGTTCTTGCGTTCGACGTGGGCAATGAATGAGACGACGGCCTCTTTGGCCCATAGGTCGACAGCGTCCTTCTTGTTGCCGGTGCTGGTCACGATGGCGGGTGCATTGACGGCGCGATCCATCAATGCTTTCTCGGCACGCAAGAGGGAATCAAGGGTTTTGTTCTGGGTTTCGATTTCGCCCGAAAGTTCGTCGACAGTGGCAAGCGCGCCCTCGTCGTCCGGGGTATCTTCGAGCGCCTTCGTCGCAGTGACGAGAGCATCTTTCTTTACAGTTAGGGCGGCTTGCGCGGCCTTGATGCGTTCAGCGAGTGTCATGGTGCATGTCCTTTGAGTAGCCGATTAGCGGCAATAATTGCGAGGGCGGCACGCTTGCGCGTAACCAAGTAATCGCCGGACATGGCGGGTGAATTGACCTCGGTGGACGGGAGGTCGATACCAAATGACTTTGCGATTTGAACGGCGCGGGGATGGGCCGGGACGGACACGATGGAACACTCAAGAAGGTCCACTTCGTCGAAGTGAATGCCGCCTTGTTTGTTCGGGGAGCCCTTGCCACGAAAACCGATCGATGCACCCAGCGGCACGTCGTCTGCAATGAGTTGCCGAACCATCTGCCCCAGGTTTGTCCCGCTTGCCTTGAGGTCGCCAATCAGGCGCCCGGATTTGACGCGAAGGTTTTCCCACACGCCGAAGGGTTGGTCGCTGTTGTGTTGCCACAGGGCCACAAGGCGCTTGCCGATGTTCGGCGTGTAGGCGTCTAGCTCGATGGTGTCTTTCACGCGATCCGGCGTGATGGCAGACATGACAAAGCTCGCGTCGTATTGCGACGCTGCGGCTTTTTCGATCTGAACGTCTAGGAACTTGAGAGACATTCGGCGACACCTTGCAGCGTG